AATAAAGCTGCACAAAAGAAATACTTTGCCGCAGTAGACGCAGCTTTAGGTCATACTTTAGAAAATGTTGAAGAAAAAGTTTCAGTAGACCGTAGAACTAAAGGCTTTAAAGAAGCAATGATGCGAAAAGAAAGAGCTAAAGCTAAGCGTGAAGCTAAGAAAGCAGCAGAAGCTAAAGCACCAAAGTTTGATACAACCGCTCATATAGATAAAGGCAATTATGAATATGATGGTGATGTAGATGAGGTACTTAATAGAACTAATGATATGGTTATGTATGGCAAAAGAAAAGAAGATGCAGCTGCTAATTCAGTATCTGCTGCCGGTGTAGACATGGCTCCTAATGCTAAGCCTAAGAAAAAGAAATTAAGCGACATATATAAAAGATAATGAAATGATATCATTTCAACAATACCTAGATGAATTTATGGCTAGTGAAGGTCAATCACCTGCACAGAGGCGTGCTAAGAGACTTGCTTCAATGAATAGACATTTAAAAAAGACAATGGCAAAATATCGTGCAGCTTCTGATGCTGGCATTCATCCATCAAAAGTAAATCAAAGGCGAAATAAATTAACTATAAAAAAAGGTGGATAACGTTTGCCTTATTAATTATGGCAATATCAACTCCAGCAAAAACCCAGATTAATGTAGTTGCTACTACATTCGACCATTCAGCTAAATCAAATTTAGGACAAATTCGTACTGGGTCTTATTTGACTCAGGCATCTATGCTGGTGTATGATGATATCTTAAGATTCCAAAACTCAACTCCAAAAAATGATATAATCAATACCCTAACTCCAAAACAAAAGAAGGCGGTATATGCTGGTATAAAAACAATATATCAACCAATGTATGGTGTTAGTGGTAGTCCATATTATGATGAAACATATTTTAATCTTTTAAAAGGATATGTTGGTTCATACTTCTATAAAGAATATGATTGGTTTAATACTAATGATACATTAAATATTTTTGAATTTGCTGCATTAAATCTTGGTAATGCATTATACCAATTTATTGATGCAGTCTGGACTGATGAAACAATCAGGGAAGCATATAATGATTATGCTGAACAAGGCATGGGTGTATATAGGGCTTGGCAAGAGCAAGGAAATGACACGACTTATTTTGTTAGAGATGAATTAAAAGATAAAAGAATTAAAATTAACTTATGGGATGATAGTGGAAGTGGTGAAACTGGAATAGTAGTTTATGCTGGATTTGATGCTAAAGGGGAATTAGTTGTTTGGGATAGCGCATCGTATCCTAGTATTGGAACAACTGCTGATATATCTAGATTTAATTATAATGAATTTGAAGGTAATATCCTTTGGTTCATGGATGAATTAGTTGGAATGGAATCTGACTGGATACAAGATGCTTCACCTGGAATTGAAGGAAATACTGCTTATGGCTATGTACAATTTACTGAGGAGAGTGTTGAGACTGCTGTAAATAGATACATTGGACATTTAGAAAGATTTAATGCAAGGAGAAATACAAGGGATTGGGAACCATATTCTATTAAACGTGGTGAGATTCTACCTACTCCTGAATGGTTAACAACACTTAAAAATTCTACTAAGACTCATGAAGAAAAATTAGATGCATTAACATATGATGAAATGTTAGCTTTAGCATTTGTACATTTACATAGTAAAGATTCAAAAGATTCTAATTTTGTATTGTTATCTCAAGGTGATATATACGCATCAAAAGAAATATATAAAAATAACCATCACACTAATCCAGACACAGCAACATTATCTAGAATGGAAGATTTTTGGCCTTGGCGTAAACAAAATAAGTATGTTGAGAAATTAGCACATTCTGTTAGTAGTGTTCCCACAGCAGGTTGGATGTATAAATCTTGTCCTGGCGATGCAAATCAAACAATGACTCCTAATGATGTTATTAATTGTCTTAAGTCGAAGCTTACATTTCATAGTGGTGATGAATTATTCACTGCTATGCAAAATGAGGTTCCCAAATGGAATAGTGTTTGGCCAGGATATCTTACAATCACAGATGAAACTGCAAATATTTCAACTGTAAATCTTGGTGCATATTCATCATATGATTCTAATGTAGCTAATAAATCATTATCAACAGGCTCTAACTATAGAGTACTTAAACGCAAGACCACACCAGCTGCAATGGGAACAACCATAGACCCTCCGGTATATAGTTATTATTTTTGGAGGACTGGTAACTTACATGATGAATGGTTACAAAATGTTAAGACTGAATTAACTGATAATGCTCATCATTATAACTATGATGAATTATGTCAAAGCATTGGTAGTTGGAATGTTAATACACACCACACATATATAGTGGATTGGTTTAATACAGATATTGCAGATGCGAATTATATTGTTAATAAAGGGGCTATGTCAGCATTGACAGCTGGATTTAGCTGGAATAATATAAACATAAATTCTACTGGTCTTATAGTAATTGGTTTATCTCTTAATAATATTAGAAAACAACTTGGTACTTTAATTCATGAAGCTGGTGGACATGCTGGACATCCACTTAACTGGGGTGGCGAACATCAAACGACATCAGGTGATAGAGAATTATTTACTACTACACAAAATGAACATTTACATACACTTTATCAGCTATCTAACTATATCAGCCTGTCATACAATAGATATTGGAACAAATTTCCTGATACTTTATTGGCCACTCCAATTCATACTCCTGCATCAATTGCGTTGGAAGATAAAATTTGGAACAGTTTACCAATGTCAAGTCTAATTTGGATAGGGGGTTATGATGTCGAAAAAATAGAAGATGAATTCTTAGCTAGAGTTTATTCAATGATGGCAATGAATAAATGTATTACATTTACTGATGATATATGGCCTGTTATGAAAGAGGTTACACCTTTATTAGCTACTGGAAGGCCATTCACTTCAATAATTGATATAAATTTAGCGAGAAAGATAGATACAGATATGAGAGAGAATATGCTATTAAATATGAGGACTTATAATTTAGGTCAAGACTCACTAGGTCAATTTTTAGGGGCATAAATTCTGGACTACAGAGCCAATATTATATAAATAATACATAGATATAAGGAAATGAAATGGCAAAACCAACTACAAGAGCTACATTACAGGAATATTGCTTAAGAGCTTTAGGCTCTCCAGTGATTGAAATCAATGTAGACGATGACCAGATAGAAGACCGCACTGATGATGCAATACAATTCTACCAAGAATTCCATTCAGATGCTGTTATTCGTACATATTTAAAGCATGAACTTACTGCTGCGGATATAACAAATAACTATATCACAGTAAGTGATAACGTTACGGCTGTTATGCGGATGTTAAGTGGTGGTCAATCAGCTGGTTCCTCTTTATTTGACATGGGTTATCATATGAGACTTAATGATGTATTCATGTCACAGGGTATGGCAACTCAAATCCAAAGTTATGAACAATCACTACAACATTTATCACTAATTGAACATGCTTTAAATTCAGAAGAGCATTTAAGATTTAGTAGACATATGAATAGGCTTCACATGGATGAAGGCTTTGGGAATTTAGCTGCTGGAAATTATATAGTAGTTGAAGCATATTCAATAGTAGACCCAGCAAGTTATGCTGATGTTTATAATGATTTATATTTAAAAAAATATCTTACAGCATTAATCAAACGCCAATGGGGAGCAAATATGATGAAGTTTGAAGGCTTCCAACTTCCAGGTGGTATAACAATGAATGGTCGCCAAATGTTTGATGATGCCATAGAGGAAATTCAACAATTAGAAGAAGAATGTAGGTTGACTTGGATGGCTCCAGACAACTTTTTAATGGGATAATAAATGGCTACTTCAGTATACTTTTCAGGCGCTGTACAATCTGAACAGAACCTTTATGAGGATTTGGTTTTAGAGAGTATAAAAATATTTGGACAAGATGTTGTCTATATTCCACGTGAGCAAATTTATGAGGATGCATTATTAAATGAGACTCTAAATCAATATCGTCACGCCTATCCAATAGAAATGTACTTAGAAAACACCGAAGGATTTGAAGGTGATGGTAATCTATTAGGCAAATTTGGCTTGGAGATTAGAGACCAAGGTACATTTGTTGTACCTAAAAAGCGCTGGCATAGTGTTGTAGGTGAGAATTTAGCCGATTCATTTGGAAACCAGGTCACGAGTATGCCCTCTGAAGGTGATTTATTATGGATGACAATGACCAATAGGCTGTTCGAAATAAAGTATGTAGAGCCTAAGCTACCGTTCTATCAGTTGGCCGACCTTCCAGTTTACACTTTAACAGCCGAATTATTTGAATATAATGACCAAAATTTTGATACGGGCTGGCCTGAAATAGATAACATAGAATTAATAAATGCTAACTCATATAGCTATACTACAACTGCAGCGGCTAATACGAACGCTTTTGAAATTGGTGAATACGTTCATCAATGGACTGGAACCACTGATGATAATGCCACAAACATCAATATTGTTGGCAAAGTAGCGGCCTTTGAAAAAGTGGATACAGAGACTTATACTACATTAATTGTATCCCCACATCAATCAACAAATGGTGATGGAACCTTTATGCAACATGCAGTACATGCTACACGCTTACTTGTTGGTCAAACATCTGGTTCCTCAAGGGAGATTACTGTTGACTTAACAGGTACCACTAAGACTGAATATAACTTGGATGTATATTCAGATAATGATGAGTTTGAATTCCAAGGGGATAGTGTTATAGACTTCACAGAAGCTAATCCATTTGGAGACCCATAATGTTTGATAATTGGTGGTATCATGAATCAACTCGTCGGATGGTCTCGGTATTTGGCTCTATGTTTAATGACTTAGAGGTCCATAAAAGAGATTCATCTGGGAAGGTATTACAAAAAATTAAAGTACCTTTAAGCTATGCTCCTAGACAAAAAGTTATTGCGCGGTTAAATGAACAAACAAGAGACCCTAATATAGCTATGAAACTTCCACGCATATCCTTTGAAATTACTTCTATGGAATATGATTCTAATGCACGTGTATCTAAACATAAGAATTATAAAAAAGTTGTTGTAGGTGATACACTTCAACTACAAAAATTAGGTGCACCAGCCGTATATAAGGTTGGATTCGAATTAAATATTCTAGCTTCAACTCAAGATGAAGGTCTACAATTATTAGAACAGATACTTCCAATGTTCCAGCCAGAATATACAGTAACTATAAAGGATATTCCAGATATGGATATATCCACAGACACTCCAATAGTTTTAGAGAGTGTCACCTTAAATGATGACTATGAGGGTGATTTAGTCACGAGGAGAGCTATAATATATACATTACAGTTTGGAACTCGCATTCGTTATTACAGAGGTTTATTTAAGAGTAAACAAATCCTTAACACGGAAGTTGATTATTCAGAAAATGTTGACCCAACAACTCATAAATTTGAGAGACAGGCGATAGACGGTACAACTACTAGCGATGGCGCAGGTGGTTATAAAGAACCGTATACCGAAACAATCAACTTTTTTGACATAGACGAATAGGAGATGTTATGGGTTACCAATTTAAAGCGGAATTAATTAAAGTCGTTGATGGAGATACCATTGATGCAGATATAGATTTAGGATTTGATATATTCATGAGAGACAGGATTAGATTAATGGGTATAGATACTCCTGAGAGCAGAACAAGAAACCTGGCTGAGAAGTCATGGGGAATGGCAGCAAAGCATAGATTAATAGAATTATTAGCAGAGGCTGATGGAAAATTTACTTTACATACAGAGGAAATGGCTAAAGGTAAATTTGGTAGAGTATTAGGGACAATAGTGATTAACGGTAGAGATGCTAATCAAGTCCTTATTGAAGAAAATTTAGCTATACCTTATGAGGGCGGTAATAAAGATGAGAGCCGTACAAAGTATGGTGTAATGGAATTATGGAATACACATTATGAGAACCCACAAGAACACGATGACGACCATGAACATGGAGATGAACCAGAGGGAATTGACTGGCACGCATAACAAAGTTGACCAGGATTACGAGGACGTAAGGAAACAACTTTTTGATTTAGCCGAGCAAGGAGATGAAGCTATTGAGCTTATGTTAGACCTTGCCCGTGAATCAGAACATCCGAGAGCCTTTGAAGTACTTGGCCAGCTAATTAAAAATAACGCCGAAATAGGGGAGAAGATTCTTAAACTTCATAAGAGTAAAAAAGAAGTTGATAAAGAAGACCTACCAGCTCTTACTAAAGACCCAACAAACAATAATGTTTTTATAGGCTCAACAGCTGAGTTACAAAAAATGTTAAGAGATGAAGTAGTAATAGAGCAAGAGGTTATAGAACAAGATGGGTAGAGAAAGTATGTACCTTGGCAACCCTAATGTTAGGGGTGCTGACATAGAACACGAATGGACTAAAGCAGAATTAGTTGAATATAATAAATGTCTTAAGGACCCTAATTATTTTGCTGATAAATACTGTAAAATAATCCACCTTGATAAAGGATTAATACCTTTTAATTTATATCCATATCAAAAGGAAATGTTTACTTCTTTTGAAGATAATAGATTTAATATTGTTCTTGCTTGTCGTCAAAGTGGTAAATCAATTGCTGCTGTAGCTTATCTTCTATGGTATGTTTTATTTAAAGGTGAACAAGTAGTAG